CTGGAAGAAGTACCAAGATTACTGGTGCGAACATAAGCCAAGTATCACTGTTTATTATACAGATAGTGAGTTCCTGCAAATAGCACAGTGGATATGGGATAACTTTGATTCGGTTAGTGGTATCAGTTTGTTGCCAGTTAGTGACCATGTGTATCAGCAAGCCCCGTATGAGGACATAACCGCTGAGAAGTATGAGGAGTTACTTGCGGCTATGCCAGTTGATATTGATTGGGATGACCTAGAGAACTTTGAGAAGGAGGACAACACTACAGGTTCTCAGGAACTAGCGTGTGTCGGAGGAGCGTGTGAAATAGCATAGGTAAAACTAAGGGGGCGCAATGCCCCCTTTTGTTATTCCTGTGGTACTGTAGCACCAATAGCCAAACCTGCCCCCGCTCCAGTCTGACCCGCATTTTCCATGAACCTTGTCATTAGACCTTTAGGAATCGGTTCTCCCTTAAGTAACTTTGCGTTTATTATCTTAAGTTGATTTATCTGAGATTGAATCTTTTCAGGACTCATTGCTTTCTTTACAAAAGCACCTATCAAGGCTAAACTCACACCACCGCCAAGAGTAGGCTTTCTTATCCCACTAAGTTCTCCCGAACGTACAGATAGAGAAAGAGCAGACTCAGAACCTTTAATACCGTCAGACAGTTGTTTAATTTCCTTGCCTAACTCTATTAGCTTATCTCCTTTTTCTTTACCTACAATAGCGTTAAATGTATCACGGAACTTAGCTGTGTTCATTCTACGAACAAAATCAACACCTTCTTTAGCGTTTTTCTGCGGGAACAAGTTGTTTAAGAACTCTTTCTCAATGCTTTCTAATATATTGTTACCTGCGTTGTCTACTTTAAGTTCTTTAGCTTTAGCAATTAATGCTTTTACTTCTTTAACGCCAATGTTTTCACCACTCTTAACTAAGTATTGACCGATGTCAGCTACGTTATCTTTTCTAAGTGACTTTGTTATCCAGTTTCCATGTATAGTGTCAATCCCTTCTTTGTACATCTTTTTAAGGTTGTCATACTTTACCTTTAGTTCAGGATTAAAGTTTTTAGAGGCACTTTCCATTGAGTTTTCCAACTCTCCGATAGCTTTGTTAATTAGCTTTTCTGCCTGAGTACTTTTCTCACCTACAGATTTCTGCATATTTCTCTGTAAAGCCTTTAACTCTGAAAGTTCTTTATGCGCTTCAGAAAATGACATATCTTTTCTTAGGTTGTTTAGCTTGTTAGCGATAGTTTTATGAGTACCTGAAATACCTGTCTCACCAAACTTGTTTGTCAATAAGTTAAGAGCATCTTTACCTAGAGCGATAGTAGAAGCAGGTCGAACAAGGTTCTTATTCCTAGCTAAAGTTCCGTCTAAGTTCTTAAGCGCACTATTAATCATCTTACGCGCTATAGGGTCTCCTGCAACATTAGGCAACAACTGAGTTAGTTTTCTTTTCTGCTTGACTACTTCAGCAGGGGTTAATCTAGCAGGAATAGCGTTTACAGCTTTCATTACAGATTGTTGAGAAGATGTTTTAACAATAAGTTTATCATAACCACGCTTAACTGCATTCTTAACATTACCCGTCCCTACAAATACAGCACCTTCTTTGTCAATAGCCTTATACAAAGGGTCTACAACAGCTTGTAAGGCTTTGTCTGAATCCTGTACTAGCTTGGCTAGAGCAATACCTGTTTCTTCTCTAGTCTTATCTGTAGTGGCTCTACCGACTAATTCAGTAAACTGTGCGATAATGTAATCGTCCTGACCCTTTAATGTTTCATCATAGTTCTTACCTAGTAAATAAGAAGATGACGAATAGTCTTGTGCTAGACTCATGCCCTTATATTCAGGAACAGCTTGTGAAGGGAACAGACCTGTACCGCTGTCAGCAAGTTTACTCTGTAGACGCGCGGCTCTCTCAAGGTCTTCAGTTCTTTTAACTAGACTCTCCTCAACCGATTTAACAAACTCAGCATTGACGTTACCTCTTGCGGCTACTTCCTCTAAGGTGGTCTCTCCTCTCCTGATAGCTAATACTGTTTCCGCTACCTCTGACTCATTACCGCCTTTAAGATATACAGGCTGAAACATTGCTCTCATAGGTTTGTATACCGCAGATAGTCCTTTACCTAAGAGACCGAAAGCACCACCGAATGCCGCGTCTACTGCACCTGCTTTTAAAGCATTTTGTGTTTCCTTTTCTACGTCAAAGTCTCTGTCTTCTGAATAAGACTCAATTAGTTCTCCCGCAAAGTAACCAGTAGCCGCCCCTATGCCTCCTCCTATAAGAGTACCAAAGAAAGGTGACACAGCAGTACCTACAGATGCTCCATACTTAGCACCTGCAATAGCACCGCCAACACTACCACCTATCTCACCCACTAAGGAAAAATAATCAGCGTTAGTCTTCATGTCTCGGTTATAGTCTTCTTGAGTAGCTAAACCATTAGCAATGGCATATTCTTTTAGCTGTGCGTTCGTAAAGCTGTCAGGAACTCCACGAATCACCTGACCTGAAGGTAAAGTTCTGTCTGTCATTATCTACTTCTCCCTAATGGGTTTGCTTGACCACCAGTGTTTCTTGTAGGCACTAAATCTGGATTAAATTCAACATCAGGAGAAGGTATTCTGTAAGCACTCAAGCCGTATTTCTGAGACACCATTTCTTTGTAACCTTCCTGCGAAATAATCTCTCTCCAGTGTTCGTTGAATCCTGAAGAATCTCCTCCTCTATCAGACACCCATTGAGCCTTAGCGTTTTTCTTTTCCGCTACAAAAGCTGACAACTTGGCTTGTCCTCTAAGGAACTCTTCAATTTGCTCCGCACTCCATGAGTTATTCATGTAGCCAGATTTAGCCATTTCAATATCCTTATCCGATGCAACTCCGGGGGGTAAGCTATTGATAATGTTAGTATTTACTACAGATTGGAACTGTGTTTTAATTCTTGAAACTTCATCTTGAGTTCCGAAAGTAGCTTTCCACTTGTCCATTGCTTTACCACCAACACCGCCCATAGGTCTAGTTCTGGAGTAATCATTAGCTAAACCTAGAAGAGTACTTACTTGACTTCCCGCCACATCAGCCTCATCACTAACGGCTCTAATATATTTCTTATCAGCCGCGCCTAGTTGTTTCTTTTGTTGTTCCGCTGTTAAACGCGCAATATCTAAACGCTCTTGTGCTTGCGCTTGGGTTATTTTCCTAGCCATTTCACCCGCAAGCTGACCCGCAAGGGCAGTTTCACCCGCTACTCTAAGAGCATTGATTATGTTTTTCTGCTCCTCTATAGGCTTGGAACTAAAGTTTTTAACTGCGTCTGATAGACCTGCCTTACGTTGCTCTTCTGGCGTTCTTCTGTCTCCTCCCATTAAACCACGGACACCACGACCCATCATCTCTCTGCCTCCAGCCGCGGCTTGGGCAATCATTTGGTTTCCTGTCAGCTTCGCTGTAGGGTCAATACCACCACTAGGAATGCCCGTTAATAATCCTGCAATATCTCTGTTAGCCATTCTTATTTGCTCCTTTATGCGTAATCGCTGTAATCATCATATATAACCTGGCTAGTCCCATCATCTTCAGTAGGCTCTGCTGTTGTTGCGTATCTGTTATATAACCTATCAAGTGTTTCAAGTCTTTCTAAATCACTCATATCAGACCAACTTTTGCCCCCACTTAACATACCACTTGAGCCTCCACCAGTCACACTACCTACGATGTTACCAACTAACTGTTGCCTAGTAAGTTCCTCTAAGCCAGTAGACATCTGTATTCCCTGTATTAGAGCCTCAATACCTTTACCGCCTAGTTGAGCAAATAACTCAGCACCCTCGCGTCTACCAATGTCAGCTAGTTTAGCACTTTCAATACCCAAGCCTAGTGCTTCTAAGCCCATAGTTTCTGGCACGTAAGATTGTTTAAACAAGCCTGACCCTAAATCAAAGGCTTGCTTACGTTCAGCCATTACAGCTTCTCTAGCACCTAGACCTGCTTTTAGACGCGCATCAGCCAACGCTTGCTCTTGTGCTAACATTTCAGGATTAGAACCACCGTATGCCGCTGATTGTAAACCTAATCGTCCTTGAGACAACATACGCTCTTCTAAGGCTAAACGATTACGTTGTTCCTCAGGACGTTGTAAGGCTCTAATATTTTCATACATATCAGCAGTAGCTTGAGTAGGGTCAGTACTGGCAGCAGTAAACATAGTATCCGCTTGCTTAAACAATCGACTAGCCATTGCTTCTTGTTCATCAGATAGGCTTAAAGTATAACCACCTTTAGAATTCGCAGTAGCTGTTCCTGTTTCTGTAGTTACAGTATAAGGTTGGAACTTAGCCATATCTGCGGCTGTTGTACCCAATTCAGCGGCTTCTTGTGCAGATTTTACACCTGCTTCTGCCGCGGCTTTTGCGGCTGAATCGCCTGTATAGTAACCACCCGCTAGGTTTATGATGTCAGTAAACCAACTGGGTAATCCAGAATCGTTTGTGTTTGTTTCGTCAGCCATTATATTCTCCTATTTAGCTACCCATCCAGTATTACCAGTACCAGACTCTTTTACGTATAAAGATGTCCCCGCGCCACCATTTGTTCTCATGTACAATGAACCAATAGGTGCTGATATGCTTCCTTCGGGACTGTTTGCGCCAGTATGTATTTGACCGCCCGTAGTCCCATCATTATCAGTACACATTGTAAGACAAGAACTAGTTACAGAGCCGCCTTTACCAAACAAAGCTATTCGTTTGTTGCTTACTTGTACATCAAAAAAGTTACCAAATCCGCCTATTTTAGGATTAATATTGTGACTACCACCTTCTAACTCTATGTAAGCACCTGAACTTGAACTATCATTTGTGTTTGTTATTTTTAACAAAACACCTTGACCAGTCCCTGCGTCTTTTTGTATAGTTGTTAGTCCTGTTATAGTACCACCTGTCTTGTCTAGCTTTGTGCCTGATGCTATTTGTATTGCATTAAATTCTGCATTTATTTCAGACCCCTTGACAATCTTATTACTATCGCCAGAAGGGAGTGCGTCTTTAGCCGCAAAATCTACTGATTTACTATAGTTACTCATTATATAATTCTCCCTAAAAGAGCCTGTACGTCTATTTGTTGAATTGAAAAAGGTTGTCCGTTAATAAAAGACTCAATGCCGATTTGAACTACACCACCACTGCCTGTTGTATTTATCTTAGGACGTTGTATGTCTATGCCTGAAGTATATTCTGATTCTACAAAAGATGAGTCACCTACAGTACCGTTTTGCAGAGTTGTGGTTTCTTTTGTCCCATATTCAGCTACACCATACTCAGCAGAAGTAGCACTTAACAAACTAGCACCTTCAATACGCTTTTCATTATAAGTATTTGTGTAGTCATATCCCCACTTAATAGTACTATTAGATGTCTTATTGCCAATAAAAGTAATGTTAAACTTTTTAAGAAACTTAAGTCTAGATGAATCACCAAAGTTTAGTGGATTGCTAAAGTAAGTCATTCTAAAGGCTTCACCATTGTCTTTATGTTCTTTGTATTCATATATTCCGTCCGATTTACCAAAATAAACACTACCGTCTTGTAAACGAGTAAACGCAAGCGGGTCTATGTCCGTCCAAGTTGTAACTCTGTATGAGCCATCTGGTAAAGCCTGTCTAATATCAAAACAAAACACTGTTTTATTATTAGGAAAAGAAAGCAAGTAAAAAGCGTTTTCAGGACTGTATAAAGACTTTATAGGGTTTGTTTGTATAGCTGTAAAAGAAATAATGTCAGACCTAACATTTTTACTTATATCTCTCATGGGTAAAGATTTTTCTTGTACAGTACGACCAAAGCTACGTACACCGTCTTCAGACAAGAATATAATGTCAGTACCTGTGTGTTGTACGGAATCTCTAGCAATGCAACCTACACCTTCTACAGTGTCGTGTAGTTTAAAATCAGTAGTTGTAGTAGTGTCAGCACCAGAGTAAACAATAATTGAACGCTTACAGAATATAATTAAGAAGTTATTAAATACAGACAAAGCAACAACTTCATCACTGCTGTTAGGAAATACATTAGTAAGGTCTAGTGAACCTGATGCACCGCCATGCCAGTTAGTACCAATAAGGGTGTCAGACCAATATACAGTGTGTTTATTGCCTGATACATCAGCCGCCCACAGTTTACCAAACCCACCTATAACTTCATTAGCTTCAGGAGCATAGTGTGAGCCATCTACTACTTCTACAAGAGTAAGGCTACCTGCTGTGCTTTTTAATGCTTTATGACCACGTTGGAAGAAATAAACGTCATTGTTAAATGTAACTATCTTCCAGTTATTAGCTGATATAGTATATCCCACAGGAAGCGTCACAGGCGTTATTGTTGTAGTACCTGAGAATATTTTATTGTTACCCGCAGAAAATACTATTTTAGTACCGTCCCGTTTAACGTACTCATGTACAGCCTCTATGCCTCTACTGCTTCCTAAGGCATTTGACGGGTTTAGTGCAGTAGTTAGTTTTACCGTGCCTTTTCGAGAACCCACACGACCAAATTTATCAATCACGCAGTTATTCGCTTGTTCAGCAAACGATTGGTCGATACCCACAGGAGAGTCTTCTGTATTTATACCCGCAAAAGCAGGTGCTTGTATCGTTATGTTGCGTAGTTGTTGAGCCATTAGCAAACCTGCCAAACAGTTTCAGAAGGGAATCTAGCCGCATCAAAAGCAATAGCATCAGCTAAACTGGCGTCTGCAACTGAAAACAACTCTTGTGCTGAAGTACCGCCTGTTTCACCGCGTTCTCTGGAAGCAAAAGCAACAGCGTAGTGTATTACAGGAGAAGTTGGTACAAATATGCTATCTAAATCATTTGTTCTTTGACTTTCTCTGTCTACAACATTAAACCTTAAAGTATATTCTTTATCTGGTTTAGGATATAAGTCAACTAAAGGTGTCCCTACATTATCTACACCGTTCCAAGAATAATACTCAGGAGAACTTTTAGCGGGTTCTTGGTTTAAATAAACATTATTCATAAAAGACGAAGATGCAGGACGCATAAACACATTAGAAGTATCATTAATTACGTCTAAAACTTTAAACTCGTTGCTAAGACCTGTTAAAGAATAGCTGATTGTATCTTCAGCTGTATTTACAGTTATTGTTTTTCTCAATGCAGACCAATCCCAAGCATTTTCTACTGTGTTAAGAGCATCATTAACATAGTCACCAATTAATTTAACGTAAGAATCTGTAGCGTCTGCCACACTGTTTGTTTCATTTTCTCTCAGTCTTCTTAATACACTGTTTACTAGTTGTAAGTAAGTCATTATCCATACCTTCTTTTTCTGTTCATTGGACTAAGTATTTCTTGTGTAGACTTAATCTCTTTACCGAATTTAAATAACTCTTTGTCAAATAGCCCTTCGACCTGTGTAGGTTGCCTAGACGCTGACATCATTCCACCCATACCGCCCATGCCACCAATTCCTACCATTCTTTTAAGTAAACTTTCCCAATCAACAATGTCGTCAATACCCCTGCCTGCCTCTTTAACAACATCTTCTACTTCTGATAAAACATCTGAACCCGCGTCAATAATGTCTTGACCAACTTCTCCTACTGCTTTACCGCCTTCTTCTATTGCCTCTACTATGTCACTATTACCTATAGCATCAATAGCATCGTCTGCAGGGTCTATAATATTCTCATCAACAAAATCTACTGCCTTTCCGCCTATATCTTCTGCTACATCTATTGCGGCTTTACCTCCCGCTTCAATAGCCTCTACTATGTCACTATCACCTATAGCGGTGAACAAATCATCACCCGCACCTATTAGTAACTCAGCAGGACCTTCTAGTAAATCCACAGCGGCATCGCCTATGTCTTTTACAATCTGAGGTGTTTCAAAGTCCACATCAGGAAGCGAGTCACTAAGTATACCTGCTCCCGCTTTAATTGTATCTTCAGCTACACCACCCACGTAATCTTCAATTTCACTTTCAACAGAAGAATCAAAAGCATCCGAAGCAGAATCTCCTGCAACCCAAGCATCTGTTGTATTGTTTACAATGTTCTGTATAGGAGCAGGAAGTTCAAAGTCAGGGTCAAGACCCAATGTTTCTTTAACATCAGCAACAAGTTTATCTTCATCTATATTAAGACCTTCAATAGCAGAATCTACAGTAACATTAGTAAGTTCTCCTTTAATAGCACCTGTAAGAGCCTCTTCAGGGCTTTGTCCTCCGATAACACCACCTATAGTATTTGTTGTTACATTTTGAACTGATTCTGGTAAATTACTAAAAGCCTCACCAAGAGTTGTTGTTTGTGTTGCACCTGTTGTTACGTCTACTTCTCCTGTGGGTATTTCAACACCAGACTCAGATAATTTGCTACCTATTCCTTCAGTTACTCCTTTAACTAATTCACCGCCAACATACACTTTACCTGCTGTTTTTATAGACTCTTCTAAATCTTCTGTTTCCGCTAAGTTACTTACACCTTGAAACACAGGGGCTAGTGGAGGATATATTACAGACAAAACATCCATTACATCTTGAAAAGGAGATAACCACGGTTTGTTATCGTAAGCAGTAACTTGTGGAATAGCAGTATACATACTGTATGTTCCAAGTTCCCCACCACCAGAACGAGAACTGCCCATTTCTAACGGTTGTTCATCATACTCAAAATTAACACTGTACAAACCCGCGTTTGCGTCAGCACTGCTTATAGGCAACATATGAGCCAAAGTGCCTGTGTTTAAATATTGAACAGCACCTCTACCTGCGGCTTGTTGGTCTTCATAAGATATATCTAATCGTTGCGAAATAGGTATGTCATTTCTTTGTATAAAATCACCCATTACCATAGCTTGTGCGTTTAATGCAGTACGTAAAAACTTGTCCTCTGAATATGCTTTATTAAGATTTGCGTCTCGTACTTCTTTTAATGTTTCATTATCAAAATCTAAAGGTCCTTTATCAATATAGGACTGTATTTTTTCACGCTCTTCAGGGCTTTCTGCTTTGCTTAAATCGTTTTGCAAAGACTGTATATAAACTTGGTCAGCTTTTTGTTTAGCCTCTGTAAAATTAGAAGAAAGATAATTGTAGTCTTCTCCCATTACTCCTGCTATAGTCCGACCATACGTTACTCTTTTATCATATTCTTTGTATAACTCATCGTTGTATACATTATTACTTAAGTCTTGTTGTAACTGAGAAACTTCTTCTGGACTTAAATAAAAATCTAAATTAGTTCGGCTTGAAAGATAATCAATACGTTCTTGGTTTCTTGCTTTTTCTTCTGGACTAATATCCCCAAACAACTCAAAATATGTAGGAGGTCTTTTAAGTTCTTCAGGCGGTCTGTAGTATGGGTTTGTTGCTGACATTATTTATCCCTCTGTACTTTTTTAGTCTTCTCTACAGTTCTCATTGCACCTAAACCAAGCATACCCATTAGTACTGGCATCATAGTAGCCATATCTAAAACAGGGATTTCAATGGTAGAATCGGCAAGAGCAAGCGCAAAATTTGCCATTGGGATAAGAATGTACTGACTCGCAAGTCCAATACAACAAGTCCAACCAACAGCAGGTCGCCAACCCGACACAAATAGGCTCTTATGTGCCGCCTCTGTCTTATTAACTTCAAGTTGCGCTTTCGCAAGTTCCTGCGCGTGTTTTTCAGCCATTGTTGAAATCTGGAACG